CGCCGGATACCACGATTGCGTATGCACTTGGTGGTGTTGCCATTGATGCAACCTCCTTGATCCCGGTGATGTTCCTGCCGCAGCCGATTGCCATCTGACCTGACGCAACTCATCAAACCGCTTGGGGGGGAAACCCCCCAAGCGGATTTCCATGCCGACTTTCCTGGAAGCCAAGAACCACGCAGTCCTGGCCGTAGGCGGATACCCGTCCCTCGCCCCAGGTCAGACTCGCAACCAGCGCCTGGCGGAAATCGTCAACCAGGCCGGGAACTACTTGTTTAGTCGCCCCTGGCGGTTCAGGGAGCGAACGAGCAAGTACCTGTCCCTGGTTGCGAACCAGAACTACCTGGCCCTGCCGTCTGACGCAGAGGAGTTGCTGTCCATCATCTCCCTGGAATCCCTTGGGTATCTGATTGAGATGGTTACCCCGGATCACATGGAGCAACTCCGGCAACTTGGCCTGACCATGACCGGGCCTGGAGTGACCCATGCGGTCTTCTCCAGGACTCCACCCGAAGACGGATCTGCCCTTCCTGCGGTTCGCCTTGATATCTACCCGACCCCAACGGCAGCAGTCTCCGAAGCGATTGCCATTCGCTATCGCGCCGGGTGGGTCAACATCGCTGAAAATGCCGCAGACTCCTGGGAGATCCCGATTCCCAAGTACTGCGATGCGCTGTTCATCGCGTATTGCCGGGCGTTTGCCCAGGCATACGAGGACGAGGGGCTGTCGTTGCGGTTGTCGGAGATCGACAACGGCCCCCTTCTCGCTACCTCCAGTACCAAGGACGGGCTGTTGCAGCGCGACCTTGGCCGCATCCGCCCGTCACGCAGCCCCGTTCAGGTCAACTGGACCCGGCCTGACTACGGGTATGTCCAGAACCCGAACTGACCATGAACTACAAAGGCCAATACAGCGACACCCTGATGTACGCCCCAGGCGATGTGGTTACCTGGCTGGGCAGTTCGTTCGTTGCACTTCGGATGAATCAATCGGTTCTTCCGAACACCAGCGGGATGTGGGCGATGATCGCCGCTGCCGGGCGGGCGGGTGATCCAGGCAAGGATGGGCGTAGCGGTCAGGACGGCGCTGTTGGGCCTGGGGTTGCCCCAGGAGGCATTGCTGGACAGGTCCTGGTCAAGAGCGGTACTGGCGAGTACGACACGGCCTGGAGGGATTACAGCCCGTCTGCCATCGGCGCTGCTAGGGCATCTCACCAGCACAGCATGGAAGACATTGCTGCCCTGACCGACATCGTGGGAGGCAAGGCAAACAAGAGCCATACCCACCCGTGCGACCAGATCAGCGACCTCGAAGATCGCTTGAAGGCGTTTGCCCTGATGAGCCACGGCCATTCTGGGGCAGACATCCGTGGTGGCAATGTTGATGTTGATGTTGTTGAAACTGCCATCATCAATATTGATGCAACCACAATTACGGAATCTGCAATCGACAGCAAGATCCCGATGCGGCACAGCATCAACGGTGTCCCTGAACTAATCATCAATCAGGGATCTGTCAGAATCTCCAACACGGCAACTGTTGGATCAATCGTAATTCGCGGTGGGCGACCAACATCTAGCACCGCAAATGGAATGCAGGGCGAAGTTCGCGTTTCGGACACGCATCTGTATGTTTGCGTAGAAAACAACAAGTGGAAGCGGATTCCGCTCCAGGATTGGTAACAAATGTCAATTGTTCAATCATTGTCCGGACTACAGGGAACTGTGTCGCAGAGCATGACGGCACTTCGCTCTCTGCGATGCGCCAGCAAGACAGTCGCTACTGTTCCCACGACTGTCGCAAACATCATTCCGGTCGCGCATTCTTCCGTCAAGACTCCAACAAGCGATCTTGCAAACGGCAGAATTGTGGTTGCTTCTGAAGGACTTAACTACATCAAGGTTATTCCGGCATTCACAAGTGCTGTTGGAACAACCTACACAGGGCCAAATCTTCGAATCTACGGCTGGAACTTTGACGACACGGCCCAGGTCGATGCTCCTGCAAATACAGCAATCAATGCTGCAATGTGGTATCCGCAAGCAATTGCAAAGATCAATTTGACGCTTGCGTCAAGCGGTGTGGTTCACGGAAACCTAAATGCGGCAACCGCTTTTCTGTATCCAGAAGCAATGACTGTTGCTTATGGAGATGCGAAGTTGTATCAGCCAGCATCTGCAAACGGCGGAGGGTTCATCGTAGTGGACACGATGGGTTGCCAGTACATTGAATTTATTTTCAATGTCGCTACAAAGAGTACCGCATCAGTTTCTGCAACTGCGTTCTGGTCATCCCTGTGAACCGAACTTCTATGCAATCATCGACATCTGCACTCTCCGGAAGATCCGGACGAGAGAGAATGTCTGATTTGTATAGAATTCCCGGAGAAGTGTTTTCCGCAAATTTTACAAAGTCTCATTCGACCGGATCGGAGCAGTACGGAGAACCTCCAATTGCCGCTAAACAGCCAGCGTATTTTAATCACGCTGGTGTTCTTCAACAAGATACTAGTCTTTATGCAAAAATTGAATATGCAAACGGATCTGCTCTTGGACTTCGTTTGTATGATTCATGGACTCAATTTCTTGGAAACACGATTTCTTTCGGGACTTCAGGCTCCACATACAATTGGGCGCAAGTAAACGGAACTGGCGCTGGTGTGCTAAATGCAATTGGCCCTGACGGACTTACATCGGCAATTACATTTAAAGCAACTTCCGGGCTGGCAACACTTCTTCAATCACGCGGCGCACTTGGAGTTCTCGGCCCAAGAAATTTTTCTATTTGGGCAAGACGAAAAACAGGAGTTGGCAAAGTAGAACTTACATACAACTCATCCGGAACATGGGTTGATATTACTTCTTCTTTGACCAGTTCGTGGAAAAGATTTACAATTGTAGCAGCATCAGGCTCTTCAGTTACAGGGGTTAGACTTACATCAATTAATGATGAAGTTGAACTTGCGTATCCGATGCTTTATGTTGGCGCGGCATCGGACGAAACTGATTCTCATCCAGAAGTTGTTGGGCTCGGACACAACATTGGTGTTTTTAACAACTTTTTGGAGTTTGACTCTCTAGATCCAGTTGTTGGTGTCACCATAATTGCTGAAATTGGTCTTAATAATCGCGGTTCTCAAACAAGAATTTCTAGCGCAACTGTCATAATTGACGATGGTAGTGACAATTATGTTTCGGTTGCAGTAAAAAAATCTCCCGGATCCGCCATTGCGATCAGTTCGATGTATGAAATTGTATCTTCTTCTGGCGGTTATTACGAACAGGATTTTTTTGGAGAAGGAACTTCAATTTCCGTTGTCGGTATTTCCGTAAAGCAAAACACATGGGCCATAAGTGTAAACGGAAATACAGTAGCAACTGGCTCTGATGCCACTCAAGTATTTAGCAATTCGTACATTCAGGTGGCCGGAATTCGCTCGTATCTTCGATCTTTGAAAATCTCAAAGATGTTTACTGATATTTCTGCCCTGAATATTCTCACAAAGCCATAACATGACAATCGAAAACACGAATACAAAGGTGAGTCTTTCGACAAAAGATTGGCTGGCAATCATTGGCGTTGCAGTAACCATTCTTGTGTCTGTTTTGTCTGCGTACCTTCACCATGATCGTCTGCTTGTACAGGTGTCTGTGCAACAGGACATGACTAACCAGCGGCTTGACAAGATCGAAGCCAAACTTGAAAGGAAACTGCCGTGAGCGACCTTCTGAAGAATTCGTCCTGGAAGACCACCGGAGCGGGCATTGCTGCCATCCTGGTTGCCGGGGGCGCTGCTCTGACCGCTCTGACCGACAATGACCCGGCTACCAAGCCTGACTTCCCGGCGCTGATTGCGGCGGTCATCGCTGGCATTGGCCTGATCTTCGCCAAGGACAACAAGAAGGAGTAATGCGTGTATGCCTTCCTTCGGGCCTTGTTCTCGTCTTTGCTTGAGTGGGCTACGGCCATCCTTCCCAGGAAGGGCCAGGGCGTTGACGCTCCTGGCGATCCTGGTCTGCTGCGCCGCGCTGGTGGTCGCATTCATCGGTGGCTGCACAAGGACGATCCTGGTCAGCGAGAGCAGCCCCCTGCGGACGGGACCGCAGATGCGGGGCAAGGTCTACACCAAGACCGATGACGGCTGGCAGTTGAGCGACAACGAGGTCACGATTCCCGAAGGTTGGTATTGCGTCCCCCCATCGTTCGTTGAGGAGAACCGCTGATGTCTACGAAGATCCAGTTGCGCCGTGGAACGGCATCACAATGGACGAGCGCAAACCCGGTCCTTGCCGCTGGCGAGGTTGGCTACGAGACCGATACCGGGAGCATCAAGGTTGGCACCGGGGCTACCGATGGCACCGGAACCTGGACCAGCCTTCCGTACTTCCAGTTGCCGAATGTCTCCGTGAACCCGGCGACCACCAGCGACCTGAACGCGACCAACTACCGGGTCATGGGGCGGTACAGGCTGAACACCATTACGAGCGGCATGACGCTTGTGAACGGTCCTTCTGACCTGGATTCAGTTGACGCTGATTCGGTTTGCACCCTTCTTGTCACGACCCATGCCTACGAAAGCGCCACGACCCATGTGCAGCAGACGCTGACGCAGTTCAGCGCAAGCGGCACAGCCCTAAAGCAATGGGTGCGCCTGTACAACAACAGCGATTGGACGGCCTGGACCAGCACGGCGCATTTGTCGGACAACGAGGTCACGACCGCGAAGATCGCGGATGCCACGGACGCAAGCACCGGGGTGACTAACAGCAAGTTGCGCCAATCCGGTGCGCTGTCCGTCATTGGTCGTTCCGCCAACACTCTTGGCGCTCCCGCTGACATTTCTGCCACGGCAGCATCCGGCGCTGTTCTGCGTGAGTCTGGAAGCACCATTGGCTTCGGAACAATTTCAGCAGACGGAATCGCAGCCGATGCGGTTACTACTGCAAAGATTTTGAATGCAAATGTAACTACGCCCAAGATTGCTGATGATGCTGTGACCGCAGACAAACTTGCCGATGATGCAACCACGGACGGAAATCGCGCAGTCACTACAAATCACATTCGCAATTCAAATGTCACTTTCGCGAAGTTGCAGAATAGTGCCTCTGCTGGTCTTTCTGTGATCGGAAGAAATACAAATTCCGCTGGAGCATTTGCGGAAATTGCCGCCGGATCAGAATTTCAGGTTCTTCGTCGCAGCGGAAACGCGGTTGCATTTGGAACGATTGTGAATGCCGGAATTGATGCCTCCGCAGCGATTGCGTACAGCAAGTTGGCAAACCTGGCCGCTGCTGGAGTTCTTGGGGCAACTGGCTCTGGCTCTGTTGCTGCCCTCACTTCTGGATCTCTTGGTACTGCAAAGTCTGCACTTGGATTGACGGACAACGCATATCTTCAGGCTCCTCGAATTCTTACTGGGCAGTTTGCGTTTACCGCTCCAAACACAACCGCAGGAATTGCCGTTTCCGACTTGAATGTCGGGGAAATGACGGTTGTGGAAGGAACGCTTACTAATGGCGCAAGTACCGGATGCACTTTGAGAATGAATTTGACTACCGTTCAAAAGTGCGTTTGTTATGGGTTTTACACAGGTGGTACTGCTACCGGAACTGCAAGTGCTTTTGTTGCTCCATACATTTCAAATGGAGCAAATGCAAATCTCGTTACTGGCGCTTCTGGCGGCGGTAGTGGTGGAACAATTGGAGTTCTACTGTATAGGATTGCATAATGCCATACAACCAAGTCGTACTTCCATTTCGTGGATGGATTACGGATACCGTGTATAGCGGTGTTCCGGAGGGATTCACGCAGGACATTCTCAATATGATTCCTGCGGATTCGTATCGAAACAGAATGCGACT